TTGCTTGTGTAATATCAAAATCTCCTGATAATATGTTTGCAGTTATTGCAGTTATAGTTCCATTTCTATTTTGATCTGTCCCTGTTTCATGTTCATAGTATGATGTTCTACCTTCCGTGTTTCCTACAACATCAAAAGAAGTATCTGTTGATGCATCATACTCTAGTGCATGCGGTTTAGTAAATACCGCAGAATCTTGCCACATAGTTCTAGACAAACTACCCACAGTCCATACTGGTCTTTGCGGTGATGAATCAAAATAATTGTAAGCAACCATTCTGTTTACAACAGAAGAACTTGCTTGTGGATAAAACCACATGACTTCACCAAACAAGTTATTTAATCCGGCAGATACCATTTGATTACCAGATTCTAAATTTATATCGTCAAAAACAAAATCTTCTACCAAACATGGTAGTGATTCTAGTTTACCAGCATATCTAAAAAAACCATTCTCTGACATCCAGTAAGCTGCACCATCAACTTCTACACATGCATTTTGTCCTGCAAGTCCACAGTTAGTTCCAACTTGTGAAAAGGCAAACGTAAATGGTTGACCAACAAAACGTTGTGTAAATAAAGCTGTATCTGTCCAAACATAGATTGCATCTCTACCTCTAATAGCTCCTCTTATTTGTGATCCGTCAGCTAGTCTTTGTGTGCCTGCTGTATTAGTTGCAGTTGGTGTGTAAGTATTAATATTTTCTTGATCTGAGAATCTAATAAACATATCATCTTGTGTAGCTGTATCACCAATAGTTGTTTCTGTTCCAAAAAATACTAAGTGACGATCGGGTGTTGATACAACCATGTGTCTTGATGCAGTTGGTGCACCAGTTATAATTGTTGCTCTAGTATCTGTTGCATTTGATAAACTAGAGTCCCACTCAAATACAGCACTGTCGTGTATTAAACAAATTGCTTTGTCACCAAAATTATCTAGTGACCACATACCAGGTTCAAGAACTAAGTCACCAGATGCTGCTTCACCCCATGCAACATAATCACTTGAATTAGTTACGGTAGCTCCATTACTGT